GTCATAAACATTCGCGAACGTCTTACACAACAGTCCTATAATAGGGGTGTTTTCATCAGTCAGCAGGAAGGCACGAACCTTCTCTTTTAGCTTCATCACAGGAGTCACCTTCGGGTTCAAGGCCACTGTGACGTGGAACTTAGCCAACTGTCGTGGGATATCGCAGCAACTGCTACTATCACCATACCAAACACCGGGCCCATACTTGCGCGCCAGGAAACTGACGCCAAGATGGCCACGCTGAACAACCTCCGCGGTTAGTTTTTGTCCGACCGCTCGTGCGGCTCTCTCATAAACCTTCACGAGCATATCTGCGGTGAGACCGTCATCTCCTCCGTAGATACCAAGCGCATTCCAGGCTTGTTCATGAGAAAAGCCAGCCATGCGCAGGGAAAGATAGGCAATGAACGCGTTAACCAACGAGTTCATCACCGCCGTTTCTGGTGACCCAGAGCCACGTGAAAAGCCTGTCTCGTACATAGTGCCGAGACGACCAAACGCCGACAAACAGTATTGGGACCTATGCAGCTCTGCCAACTCTGCATGGTACTTCACTCGAAATGCCCTTGTCAAAATGACCTTTTCCATCTCTCTGATCGCAGGGGAAACGCGACCATCAAATTTACTAAGGTCAGAGTTAGTGACGGAGCTGGCTCCAGAACAAATCTCGGCTACACGTTCAGCAATCTCACGGGGTGATTTGCCGAATGCGTACCAAGGCATTTTCTTAATATGTTCTGCCAGCGGGTAAATGTACTTCGAGTAAGCCAGCTTATCAGCCGGACAATACTGTGAGATCAACCGCCCAGGTTTCACACCTCCATATGCCTCTTTCTTAAGAAAGGACTGGACGTTGCGAACTGGGGCTTCCACCTCTGCCCTAGCCAAAATTTGTCTTTGGCTAGGTTTTCCTTGCCGGGCATAAACTTCCTCATCATCTGTAGGGTCCATTTGATGTTCTTCTGGAATAAATGCGGCGGCAAAATCACGTACACACGTAGCCATAAAGGGGGTCACT